GCCGAACCTGTTTCCTAAGCGAAGGGGGAGACGCGGGCTGTTGGTCTGTTATGCTTGATTCCATGCAGCTTCCCCTTTCGCTCGCAATATTGGCCCTGATTGGCGTGATTGTTGGCCTTTCTTGGCTATTTGTCCGCAGTGAGGCACGATCTGCCGCCGCTCACGCGGAGATGATGCGTGTCTCTAAGGAGTATGCAGACCAAGCGCTCAAGATGGCCGCTGATACGGCCAGGAACCAGCCGAAGTACGCGGACAAGATGCTGGATTCTCTTGCCCGCGGTATCGGGGACGTAACACGGGGGACGGCTGAGGCGATGCAGGCGATCTACGGGCCGGTACGCATCGAAGAACGGCAGCAGACCGCGGAGTACGACGACTTGCCTACCCCCTGGTACACGAAGGAAGGCGCGATGGACTTCACCGACCCGACCGACGAGTACCTGGTGAGCGATCCCACCGAGTACCCCGAAGGTGGCGGCGGCATGGACGGCAGCTTGATCAGCGATGGCGACGACGAACCGTTCGGCGTCCCCGGCCTGAAGGTGAATGGCTGAGATGCCCAGCAACGTCGATGCCGATGGCAAGAAGGGTCAGCGCGCCCGCAACGTTGACGAGAACGGTAAACCCCTCACGCGCAGTGGATCGTCTGGTGCGGCGACCAAGGTGCAGCACATGCCATCGCGCCTGTGGGACGACATCGCGCCAGACGTGCAGCACCTCACCGACGTCGCTGGAAGGATCTCGCACAGCCAGGTCGGCGCGGCAGGCCAAATGGTCGCCACTCTCAACGTGCCGCTGGAATACGCGCACGACCTACTCGACGTGCACATGAAGGCTCGCGACGGCATGGTGTACATGCGGATGTACTACGTGTCGCTGGAGGACTACATGGGGTCGGTGGACGCGGACGACGCGGACGCGGACGACGCGGACGACGCGGATCAGTGGGAGGAAGCCGATGACGATGGATGACATCTACCTGGCGACCAGCGTGAGCATCATCGAGTCGGGCGTGCGCTCTCGCGACTCACAGATTCCTTCCACGGTGACCGACAACGTGATCACCTACAACTGTGGGTGCGAGTCGCGCAACGAGCGCCTGTGGCTGTGCCTGTTTCATCAGGGCATGGAAGCCGGGATCGATCGGGAGAGAGAGACGCGTGGCTGACCGCAAGCTGTCGATGGGTGACCTTGCCGCGGCCGTCGTGGCGCAAGACGAGGAGCTGCGCGGTTCGCTGAAAGGTCTGGTGAACGACATGATCAAGCACATGCGGTACACGATGCGCTACGGCGAACCCTCAGCGAAGACGGCACTGTCGAAGCAGATCATCCCGCAGCTCCTCACGGCGATCAACAAGGTGGACGAGGACGAGGGCGAGAAGGAAGAGAAGGCCGCGTACGACCGGATGATGGCGACACTCCGAGGCGACATGCCCGACGTCCGTCCTGACCCCCCGGCCAGTGACGCCACCGAAGACATACCAGAGGCCCTTCCTACAGAGAGCATCGTCGCGCAGCCTCCCTCTCCCCCGGCACGTAAGAAGGCCGCGAAGAAAGCCCCCGCAAAGAAGGCACCTACGCGCAAGATCCCGGCGAAGAAAGCCCCCGCGAAGAAGGCTCTGGCGAAACGACCGGCGCGATGACGCTGATGACCGACGACGACTGGAACGCGGCGCAGCTTCTCACCGACGAGTTCGAATACATCCCGGCACCGCACGGCATCGTTCGCTTGCTGCCCCTGCTGGAGGAACTGAAGATCCTCACGAAAGACCGCACGACGGCGCGGCTCGGGGACGTGATGAACTACGCGCAGCGGGACTTCATCACCGAGGTCGAGCACCAGATCAACGAACAGGGGTCGGTGCGTATCATCGTGCTGAAGGCGCGCCAGCTCGGAATCTCCACGATCATCGAAGGCATCATCTTCTGCCTGTCGGTGATGTACCGCTCATATCAGTCCCTCATTATCAGCCATGAAGCTGAGTCGTCAGAACACATCCTCACGATGACGAAGCGTTATTGGAACACTTACCCATTCAAGAGGTTTCACGATGAACAGTACAACGGTCGAAAGCAGTTGGCTTGGTCCGACCTACAAAGCAACATTGTTATCGCGACAGCCAAGAACACCGGCGCAGGTCGCTCTAAGACACTACATGCACTACATGGATCGGAGGTGGCGTTCTGGGATCAACCCGAGGAACTCATCACTGGACTTCGGCAAGCTATTCCATCACAGGGTGTCACGCTCATTTTCTACGAATCAACCGCGAATGGCGTGGGTAACTTCTTCCATAAAACGTGGGAGGAGGCGGCTGCTGGTCGATCGGAGTTCGCTCCCAAGTTCTATCCGTGGCATCGGCACCCCGAGTACACCGCGTCGTACATCCCGCGTCTGAGCCAGTCGAGGTTCATGGATCTGGAAACCCTGTCGGCGGAGGAGAAGGCGCTGCTGTCGATGGGTGTGACCGAGGCGCGTCTGATCTGGCGACGGTACGCGATCGCGGAGCTGTGCCAGGGCGATCTCGACAAGTTCCACCAGGAGTACCCGACGACGCCGCACGAGGCGTTCCTGAGCACGGGGCGCAACGTGTTCAGCATCAACAACCTGCTGGATCACTACCGGCCGATGCGGCCGCGTGTCGGCTACCTGAAGCGGCGGGGGCACAAGGTCGAGTTCAAGGACAACCCTGACGGCCCGCTGAACATCTACCGCTTCCCGTCGTCGGACCAGAACTGGGGGATCTACCAGATCGGCGCGGACCCGACGCACACGATCTCGGGCGACAAGGCGTGCGCGCAAGTACTCAACCGTCGCACGTTGGAACAGGCCGCGGTGCTGTCCGAGCACTATGATCCGATCGAGTTCGGCAAGCAACTGTTCCTGCTCGGGGACTACTACAACACCGCGACGATCGCACCGGAGAAGGAAGGGCCGGGGTACGCGACGGTCGGGCATCTGATGGGTGCCGGGTACCCGATGGTGTGGGAGTCGCAGAAGGTCGACAAGACGCCAGGCAAGGTGCAAGCGGACGTGTTCGGGTGGGGTACGAACAAGGCAACGAAGGCGATGGCGATGGGCTATCTGGTCAACGCGCTCGCGCAGCCGTTGCAACGGGTGGGCGAGACGACGTACGGGTTGCTGATCCACGACGAGGAGACGTTCGCTGAGATGAAGGACTACGTGTCCGACGAGAAGGGCGGGTTCTGTAACGGCGAGGGGTCGCTGTTCGATGACCGCGTGATGGCGTTGGGCATCGCTCTCGCCACGCACTACATTGACCCACCGGTACCGGCGTACACAACAAGTTCGACAGTGGAGGTCGCGAAGGAAGTCCGCGATCACATTGACGAGTCTGGACCTACAGAGGTTACAGACGACATGGAAGAAGCAATCAACGCACCCTGGGAGGAGTGGGGACAATGACAACAATCTACGGGTATCAGTGCCGCGAATGTGGGCAGGAGTACACGAGCGAGTTTCGGGGCGACGTGCTGACGGTGGTGAGCGACGACCTCGAACTCGATGGCATGTTCGCCGAGTGCCACTGCGGTAATGGATCGATCAAGCGCAAGTATTCGATCAGCACGACCGCGATGATGCACGAGCACATGAACGCGTCGACTGGCTCGCTGATCAGTTCGCCGTCGCAGTTCCGTCGCGAGCTACGTGAGATGTCTGATCGCGAGACGGAGCGCACTGGTATCCCGTGCAGCTACGAGCCGATCGATCCTGAGGAGGCGCGTGCTCAGGTGGTCGCGTCCGATGGCGTAGGGCTCGACGCCACCAACCGCGTGCGTGTGAACGAGGGCAAACCACCGATCAGGTTGTAGGCGGTAAGCGCATCGGGGGTACCGGGGGGCGAAGCTCCCTGGTGGTAGAGTCCTCGCGCATGAGCGACTTGGGCGATATGGCTGCGGGGTTGGCAGGCGATGAGGTTCGTGGCGTGCTGGAGTCGGTGCCTGAGTCGGATGAGCTGAAGGAGGCTCAGCTTGCTCAGACGGTTCGTGAGTTGTTCTACAAGGCTCGTGATGCTCGGCGTCCGTTGGTGGGTCAGTGGAAGAAGAACTACCGCGTCCTCAACAACAAGACGTGGAGCCCGCGTGCGGAGCCGTGGATGCCTGCGCCGGAGATCAGCAACATCTGGCCGATCGTCGCGTCGATGGTGGCCTGGATGACGGATCAGCGTCCGACGACGCAGACGACTCCGATCATTCCGCCGTTCTCGACGGAAGCAGATTACTACGACCGCATTGCCGAGCACATGAACGCAGCATTGGCCGCGACGTTCCAAGGCAACAATCTGGACGCTGAGATCGAGTCGATGTTGTGGGATGTGTGTACGTACCAGATCGGCTACCAGAAGACGACGTGGGAGCCGTGGCTGGCTGACGGCTACGGGGACGCAGCGTTCCGGCGTGTCGATCCGTTCACGATGTACCCTGATCCTCTGGCGCGCTCTCCGAAGGATCTCGGCTACATCATCGAGGCGAAGACGATGACGTTGGACGACGTGGACCGCGCGTTCCCTGGCGCGGTGGAGCGCGTGATGGCCGGTCAGACCGAGGACATCGATGAGTCTCCACACAGGATGGACACGCACACATCCTCAACAGCACCACGCACCAACCTCGCTGCAATCTCTCCCTCAACGTACTCGCGCTTTGCACCATCGGAGCGAGCCAACAAACTGTCCGTCACCGAAGATCCGGTGGTCGTGGTGCTGGAAGCGTGGATTCGCACGCACGAGACGATCACGCATGAGGACGACGATTCGATCCAAGAAGGCACGGCCCGCGTCATGGACCGTTGGAAGTGCGTGGTGACGTGTGGCAACACCGTGCTCATGAACGAGTACGCGGACGACATCTACGCATTCACGACACACCCGTACGACCGCATGGTGCTGTTCGAAACGGGCGAGTGGTACGGGCCGGGGCTGGTCGAGTTCCTGACGTCCCCGCAAGAATCGATCAACCGGATGCTCGCCAACATCGAGCAGAACATCATGTTGGTCGGCAACCCGATCTTCTACGAGGGACGCCGCGCCAACTCAGTCACGAAGTCGAACCGACCGGGCCAGCGAATCAAGGGAGCGAGTCGCGATGAAGTGGGCTGGCTGGAGCCGCCCACCCTGCACCCCGATCAGATCAACCTCATCCAGTATTACGAGTCCAAGATCGAGACCATCTCGGGCCTCAGCGCGATCGTGCGCGGCTTCTCGCCTGAGGGACGTAACTCCAGCGACGTCATGTCGTCAGTGCAGGACTCGGCGTTCGTGCGTGTGCGCGCAACCCTGCGCAACCTGGAGCGATGCCTGAAGGGTGTGACGCAGAAGCAGACGGCGCTGATCGCAGAGTTCTACACCGAGCCCCGCATGATCGCCACGGTCGGCGTGGACGGCACGAAGACACGTCTGGCGCTCAGGTCGCGGAACTTCTACACGCTTCCGCCGACCGACGACGGCGAGCAAGACGGCACGCCGATGCGGTTCCAGATCATGGCAGACGCTGGATCGGAACACCCGACCAGTCGCGGTGCGCGGCAGTCTCAGGCCGAGCGTCTGTTCGCGATGGGTGCGATCGATGAGATCGAAGTCCTCAAGGCAGAGAAGTGGCCGAACTACCGCGAGGTCGCATCACGCGTTCTTGAGGGCAAGGCCATGTCGGGCGAACTCGGGCAGGCACCGGGCAAGCGTCAAGCAACCAGATCCCAATAGGAGCAACCCATGATCACCGCCAACATCGAAACCCTTTCCACTACCGCCGAACTACTCGTGAGCGCGACCGGCGTCGGCAGCATCCCACGCACCGTTGTACTCACGGGCGGGAGCGCGGCGGACATCTTCATCGGCGGCGCTGACGTGGACGACACGGACGGCTACCCGGTCGGCACCACCACGCTCACCCTCCTCCTCGGGCCAGGCGACGACCTGTACGCCGTCGCGGGCTCGGGCACCCCGACCATCAACATCCTGGTCACACGCGCCGACGCGACGCTGGCGGGCTGATCGTGGGGATCTCTCGATACGCGCGCGCCCTCGTGACGCAGCAGTCGGGCGGCGGCGGTGGTGGCGGGCCAAGACTCGGTGCGCTCACCGTGGGCACTCCGGTGTTCTACTCGGCAACGAACCATTTCATACCCGTGCCGACAGCCGAGGTGGGCGATGAAGTGTTCATCGTGGCCGGTCACCGCCAGACGGGTGCTCCGCTCAATTTGACGGCCACCGGCTTCACTCGGGTCGCTCAGGTCGTTGGCGGGATCTCGTGCACGGCGGTTTTCCACCGCACCATCGACGGCTCCGAGGGTGCGAACTTCACCGTGACGGCAGGCAGATCCACGTTCGGGATGCAGACGACGATCCTGGTGTCAGGTGGGATCGGTGCGGGCACGATCGACACGGCGACGCGCTACGAAGCGTTTGTTACGTCGATTACCCCTCCCGCGTTGACATCGACGGCACCGAAGGGTGGGTTCACGCTGTTCTTCCATCACGGTGCCCAATCGTTCCTCACGACGCCGTTGCCTCAAGAGATCGAGCGCGACGAGGGCACGGCGAACGCCAACTACCGCCAGCTCATCAACTATCAGTTCGTCGGTGCCGACGCGACGAACAACATCCCGTTGGGCGACCTGACAATCAACGGAAATGGTGGCATTGCCAGCATCGTGTGGGCCGTTCCGATTCCGTAACCCATCCACTCACCCACTCACCCATCCCCATGAAGGAGACACGCAATGAATCCCAACGACTACGACACCGAGACCTACCCCGACGAGCATCGCCCGAACCTCACGGCGACCGACCCGCGCGCGTCGGCTTCACCGACGAACGACTTTCACATCCACGGCAGCATCGATAACGAGTCGTGCTTCAACGCCGGAACCGGACAGTCCGAGCGCGCTCAGCACTAACCGTCAGGGGATTCTCCCCCGAGACTCCCTGAACCGACTACTATTGCACGCGTAACACCCCATCATCCCAACACGGAGGCATCACATGGACAAGAACATCAAGTCGAAGACCGGCAAGGCTCCGGTCGAGAAGGTCGGCCACACCTACTCGGGCAAGTTCGGCAGCGAGCCGATGGCGAAGGAGCGCGGCCGCAGCCAGACTCCTTCCGAGCAGACCTTCAAGTAAGTCTTCAAGTAAGTCTTCAAGCACATCCTTGAAGCACATCCTTGAAGCAATCCATCATCCATCCCATCAGCTAAGGCAGGTACGCAATGGCCGTCAGAGGCACCAACACCATGCAGGAAGCGCTTCAGCGCCTCTTGACCGACGTGGCACAGATGAAGACTCTCGCGGACAGTGACCTGCCTTGGCTGGTGGAGCTGGAATCGATGGTCCTCAACAAGATCAAGCAGCCAGTTCAGGCTATGCAGCAGCAGGGCGGTCCGCTCGCTCAGCCACAGGGGCCACCTCCCGGCATGGGTGGCATGGGCGGGCCGTCACCGGCAGGCGCACCGATGGGCGGCGGAATGTCCGCGGGCCCGCAGATGCCCAACCCCGACGAGCTTCAGCGCCTTCTCGGTGCCGGTGGTCCTGGCGGGCTACCACCGGGCTGACCGCGCACCCGCGCATCCGCGCATCCATTCCCCGCACACAACCGGCTTCCCCAGCACGATAGGACTACAGCATGAGCAACGACGCAAACGACATCGACACTTCAGCATTCGGACTCCCCACCGGAGTCAACAGCGACCCCGACGTGCGCGGCGCAGGGTTCATGTACGCAGCCGACGACCTCGCTGTGGACGAGAACGACCCGATCTACCAGGCGACCGTGAAGGCATGGCGCGACCAGCACGGCGAACTCCCGCCCACTCCCGGCACCGAGGAACGTCCCGTCGAGATGCGCGTGGACGCCGAGGCCGACGACGCGACCGACGCGACCGACGCGACCGACGCGACCGATGACGACCCGTCGTTTGAAGACGCACTCTCCGACGCCGCCAGCACCCCCGCTCCCACTGATACTCCACCATCCGACGTCACCGACGACGCTGACGATTCCCCTGCACCTTCCGATCTGACGTTCAACGTGGACGGCCAGGACTTCACCCTCAATTCCGATCAGGCCGAGTATCTGGTACGCGTCAACTCGTGGCTGGAAGCGATCCCGCAGGAGACCAAGGCGCAGTGGTCGGGGATCGAACAGGGCACGCACGTCGCCATCACCGCCGAGGAATACCAGCGCTTGCAACAGGCCGCTCAGCAGCCTCAGCAGCAGCGCCCACCTCGCGCTCCCGACCTCGATGATCTCGACGCCGACCAGATCGAGTACATCCGCTCGCTGGAAGCGCGCACCACTCCCGCCGATCGCGCACCGTCCTACGACACCCCCGGTCAGCCGCAGCAGCAGCCTCAGCAGCATCAGCAGCAGCCGGACTCCATCGAGATCGCAGCAGCAGCACGCCACCAGGCGGAGCGCCAGCAGCAGATGATGACGGAACTCTCCACGACGAACCAGACGTACCAGGAGAAGTACCAGCTCAGCGATGAGCAGATGACGCGCCTCAGCGAAGTCACCGCACGACTCCAGGTCATTCCGCAGCTCACGCGTCAGCGCACGCAGTATTCACCGACCGGGCGCGTCATTCACGAAGCGCCATTCGGTCAGGTCGTGGAGCAGGCGTACGACATCGCCATGTCGCAAGATCCAGGACTCCGCCAGATCCGCGACGATCTGGTCTACAATCAGCGCGTGGCAGCAGACGCACATCGAAACGCTGCTACGAATGCCAAGAAAGCGAAGGCCGGAACTCTGGCCTCGACGCCATCTGCTGCCGTACCAGCGAACGGGAAGGGACCACAAATCTCCCCCGACAACAAGATGGACCTACAAGCAACTTCAGCAGCCATCGCAGATGCGTTGTCGAAGATGTCTGAACAGTCCTGACCCGCATCCAAACGAAGTGCCAGGCACGGCAGAAAGGAATACTCCATGACAGCAATTGGAGCCAACACGATCACGTCGATCGCCCGGCATTTCATCATGCCTCAGATCACGGATCAAATCTACGCAAGCAACGTCTTGCTCTACCGCTTGATGAAGGGCAACAAGCGAATGGTTCAGGGAGGCACGCAGATCGAAGTGCCCCTCATGTACCAGCGTTTCAACACAGGTGGCGCGTACTCGGGCTACGACGTGTTCGACACGACCCCGCACGACACCGTGCGCAACGCCGTGTTCAACTGGAAGCAGCACCAGGTTTCCTGGTCTGTCGACGGTCTCACGATGCTCAAGGCCGATTCGCCGCTCGCGATCGCCAACTTCCTCACCCTTCAGTCGCAGCAGGCGTACATGGAGATGGCGGAGAACCTGGCGGTCGGCTTGTTTGGTGACGGCACCGGCACGACCACCTCGCCCAAGGATCTCGACGGGCTCAGCGGCATCGTCGGAACCGGCTCCAGCATCGGCAACCAGAACTACGGCGGGCTCGACCGCACCACGCTCCCGTGGTGGGACTCCAGTGTCACCGGTATCGCTGCCACGCAGACGATGAGCAACGCCAACCTGATGTCCGCGTTTACCGCGGCTCAGCGCGGTGGTCAGACCCCCACGCTCATCGTGTCCGGCCAGGACCAGTGGAACCGCTACTGGGCGCTCGACCAGTCAGCGGTCGATTACAGCCGTCAGCCGCAGGGTCACGACTCGTTGCTCAAGAGCGCCGGGTTCACGAACCTGTTGTTCAACAACGTGCCGTGGGTCAGCGACAGCCACGTCACCCAGAACGTGGTCGGTGCCAGCACCTCTCGCGTGTACATGCTGAACGAGAACTTCCTGCACTGGATCGTCTCGCCTCGGGCCGACTTCTACTTGAAGCCGTTCCAGGAGCCCCACAACCAAGACGCGATGGTCGCCTCCCTCCTGTGGGCAGGCAACCTCGTGTGCAGCAACCCTGACCAGCAGGGTGGAGTCTTCAACTACAACGCGTGAGCACCACGCGAGAAAGGAATGGTGACCAGCCATGACGACTGGAATCCTCCGCAATCCCAACGGTGCACACCGCACCGTGTCCGACTTCACGACCGGCCAGGACGATGACGGCAACGATCTCGTCCTGTCCGATCAGAGCGTCGAATCCTTCCAGGCTGGTGGCACCATCCTGGTCGGGAATGCGCTCATGTTGGTCGCGCCGACTACCACGACAGGTCCGACTGTCGTGGCGATGACCGCAGCCGTCACCGCTGCCGACTCGTGGCGATTCCTCGGCGTGGCTCTGGAAGCCGCAATTACCGGCGAACAGTGCCGTGTTTGCACCAAGGGCATCGTGCGAGTTCTGCACGACAGCGCCTTCGACCCCGCGGCGTATGACTTGCTCATCGCACCGGGCACCACCACAGGTGAGTTCGATGGCGTCGCAGGCCCAGCAACCGACGACGACGTGATCGTCGGGTACTACCTGTCGGGTACCGACGCCGGAACCGTGGACACGGCACTTGCGATGGTCGACACCGCAGTTGTCGTCCGCTTCGAAGCTGGCGCGTAATCAGCCTCCGCGCTCCCCGTCCGTGCAGCCGTGCAGGGGTAGCCGGGTGATTGGAGCCCCATTGCGTTCTTCTGGTGGAGAACACAGTGGGGCTCCGTCGCGTCAGGAGCATTGCTCCCGACACCTTCATTCGCGTACTAGAGTGATATCGCATCCCTGCACCGAAACTCAACAGGAGAAACCATCATGCCAGACTTCGTGAAACTCGTGAACGAGAGCACCAAGCCGTTCGACTTCCACCAAAGCAATGCGCGCCGCATCATCGACCCCGGTGAGGACGTCATCGTTCCGTGGAACATCGCGGTCACGCTGTTCGGACATCCCAACCTGACGGACGTTCCGCCAGCGAACGAGCGCACCAAAATGTACGAGAAGATCCGTTCGCGCCACAACTACTCAGCGGGGCTGATGACCGAATCGGAATGGGAGAATGTTCGCCCGCGCATCACCGTCTACGATCTGGAGCGCGATACCGAGGTCATCATGTTGATCGATGACCCCGAGGGCAACCACATGCACACGGCACCGGATCTCACCGCGTCGGGCAAGAAGCAGGACGCGGACGCCCTCATGCGTCAGATCGCGACGCTCACTAAGCAGGTCGAGAAGCTGATCGCCGGGAGCCAGGCAGGCCCGCAGGAAGCAGCGCAGGGTAACACCGCCTCACCGACTGCCGTCGAGGACGGGCCAGGCACCAAGCAGCGTGACGCTCCCGTGGGGATCGATGACGCGTTCAACATCCCGACCGCTGACGACACGCCGGTCACCGCTGACGAACCGCAGTCAGTCACCGTGGGCGAGGACGCACCTCCGTCGAGTAACACCGCTCCCGCGAAGAAGATCGCCGCCAAGAAGGTCGCCGCGAAGAAGTGACTGAGATCAAGGTGCCTCTCGCGCAGCAGGCGATCGATCGATACAACGTCGCGTCGCGTGAACTCTCCGCTCTGCATCGTGAGCGTGGGGATCTCCAGGCCGCAGCGATAGAAGCACGCGTCGGTGGGTACCAGCAGGCGATCTCGGAGGGGAGTACGGTTTCGGATGCGCGGCACGCTGCCGATCTTGCATCGAAGCATCTCTCCACCGAGATCGCCAAACTCGACGGGGAGATCGACGGGCTCAGTGTTGAGCTTCGATACCTAGATCAATTACTCGCCCATTTGAGGGGAAGCAATGCGTGAAGAAGCACAGTTCATCGAGGTCACCGACTTCTCCCCCGGCATCTTCTCGGACTACCACTTCGGCTCAGGGCGCACAGTGGTCGAGACACAAGAGGGCTCGATCTTCGCCGGGAACGGGGCGGCGACCGTCGAGAACACGGAGCGATGCTGTGCCGACCGAACCGGCGCTCTGGTCCCGTTACCAAAGCTGATCCAGGGCAAGACATCCGACCTTCTCCCGACGTCGGACAACGACTCGGCCAACTACCTTCCTGGCGTGCAAGAGAACTTCTTGCTCGACGGCTACGTGCGTGGCGAGATGTTCGTGTACGGCGACGAGATAGCGGACGACGATGACCGCGCTGGTGTGTACACGATGTACGGGTTTCCGTACGATCCCGGCAATGCAGGCGTTGCTTACTGGACTGTCTTCGCGCAGCTTCACCGCCTGTTTGAATCCGCCACGGCGCAGCATGATCTCATGTATGCACGATGCCTGGCGTCAATGAACTCGTTCACTGCGTCGAACATCCAGATCGGCGCAGGCAACTTCATCCCATTCCGCGTGCGCATCTCTATCGAGGACGCACGCACCGACGACTGCGTGGCGTGGGTTGCGTTCGGCTCACCAGGCTGGTCGGACACCTCGGGCGAGTGGGCGTCAGGGACGATCGGTGGCGTGCAGCTCGCACTCACCGACTACGACACGTACACCAACAACCAGTATCCCGGCAACTTCAAGCGAGTCATCGGCATCTTCCCCAACCCGACCGACAACAACCAAACCGACTCAGGGTTCCTCGGTGGCTCCCACGACGGGCCGACTGACCAGACGTTCCCGCGCGCCTGCCATCTCGTTGCTCACCAGGGCCGCATGGTTGCCACGACACGCGGTCCGAAGCGCGTTGGCAAGAACGCCACACCCGGCGACCTGTGGGGCATCCTCTCGGAGTCCGTGACCTACTCTCCGGTGCAGGACTTCTACGGCGAACTCGGGTTCGGCTGCTTCGAAACAGCACAGTTCGGTGAGGAGAAGCCGTTCCGCTCGGGCACGGTCGCCAGCATCACCGCCGATGAAATCATCTTCATCAAGGACGCGCAAGGAGCGATCCTGGTGCGTGGCGATCTCGACAACCCGACTGTCGTGCAGCTCCCCTACGTCGAAAGCACGCACGGCGCTCACTCGATCCCGGCCAAGACCAATTTCGGGCTTGTCTACGGCACAGCGAACGGCGTGTACGTGTGGGAGGGCGGCGAGTCGTCGCGTCACATCTCCCCGCAGATGGAAGGCTGGTTCTGGAATCACGACACGACGCTCGATTACCTCGGCAACCGTGGCCGCTTCGCGTGGTGGAACCCGTGGGTGGTGGCACCGAACAACTTCTTGCACGACTCGCGTTCGGGGTCGTGGTGGCGGATCGATTCACCGGCCAACACGAACGTCAGTTGCTCGGTGGCCGACGTGATCAACTCCAGCAACCGGCTGTACCTGTTCCCGCACAAGCTCGACGGCGACGACTCACCGATGTGGTACACCGCCACTCCCGAGACGCTGGCCGACACGTACACGTGGCAGTCTCAGCCGCTCGTGGAAACCCGCACGCGCAAGATGACAGTGCACGAAATCCACCTCATGGCGACACCGGCTGCTGCCGTCGCCGCGACCGTCACGGTCACCCTCAGCGGATTCGACCACGACGGCACGCCAGTCACACCCGTAGCGACGACCTTCACACTGGCCGCGAACACAAACCCGCAGATGCTCCACAAGGACGTCGTGACAAACTTCCAGGCAACGCACATCAGCATGCGCATCGAGGCGAACAGCAACAACACGTCGGAACCGGCACCGAAGATCCACGCTGTCTCGCTCGCCACCGGCACACGAGCAAGGATTCAGAAGTCGTGACACAATTCAGCGCCCGCCGCCATCGCCTCGCGCTTCCCCCGGTCCCGCCAACTGACGACCCTGCCACCATCAAGCGGGCGATGGACGACATGCGTCGGCTCGTGCAAGACGAGTTCAACCGGCTTGCCACCGACTTCTACGATTTCAAGAAGACCACGTACGAGGCGGCAATCATCCCGTTGCGTGGCGTCGCGAACATCGCCACCGTGGTCGATGAGTTCTCGGTGCAGGCGACGTGGGAGAACCCGCAGCAGGTCGAGATCACCCCGACGCACGTGCGCATCCGCATCTTGGAAATCTCACCGAACGACTTTGCGGAGTACACGTACCCGATCAACTCGTGGGAGTTCGACGGGCTGCTCCCTGGCACGCAGTACACGTTGCAGATCCAGCTCGTGGCACGCTTCGAAACCACCGACACCTTCGTCTCGACCACACGCAACTGCCCATCAGTGCCCGTGTTACGAGTGGCCGAGTCCGACATCAAAGCACGCGTGTTCACCACGCCAGCAGGCGTCGGACCGCCGACCGACAACGGCACCGACGACGAGCAAGTCGTTTTCACGTTCCCCGACACCGATGGCACACCGGGACCAGCGGCAGGCACCGACTGCTACTGGGGCTACAAGTTCCAATACCGCACCGCGTGCGCGTGGGCTGACACCGCTGTCAGTGAAGTGGAAGTCGACGGCGACATCGGAGACGTGACGGTCGACACTGGAGCGGTGCCGTTCACGACGTTCCCCAACACCCTGTTCCGCATGGCGTACCGGGAGATATGCGACGCGGTGGCGGGCGACTGGGTGTACGGCGAATCGTTCATGGCTGTGGACTTCTCCAACTCCGACTGCCTCGGGATCGTGAAGTCGGCGTCCTACCTCACCACGCCGTTCAGCTCAGCGGATGTGATCGCGCTTCCCGGCGCGTGCCAGGAAGACGGCACATGGCTCCAGATCGTGGAGGAACGCACCGAGATCGAGTTCACGCGCGGCACCGGTCTGAAGTGCATGGAGTACATCGACAACGAGTGGACGCTGATCGGCAAGGACACGTCGCTCGGAGGTGCCGGTCCGGTGTGGCAACCGATGATCTCGGGAAACCTCCCCGCAGTGGGGGCGCTCACGAATACCAACGACTTCACTCTCGGGTTTGACGTCAGGTTCCCGATCGCGTACAACACCACAGGCGCACCTCTCACGTCCTACCCCATCATCACCATCGGTGACAAGATCAACGTTTACTACCTGTCAGCGGGCACGACATTCGAACTCCTCCTCACCGTCCCGCGAGATGGTGGGGGAACGTACAACTTCAGAACAGGCCAGCTTGCCACCGGTACCTGGCACACGATCTACTACTCCCACGACGTGAGCGAACCCGATGGGCGCGAGCTGTTCGTCGAAGATCTCTCCGTGGCCGTTTCCGCCGACGCCGTGGACAACGACTTCGATGACATCACCAACGCGGTGCGTGTCAACACGATGCCGCAGATGGAACTCCGCAAGTTCTACATGTGGGATTTCCTGGTTTCGGCACCACCTGCCGTTCCACTCCCTGCTTTGCTCACTGCTTGGTATGACGGGTCGCGAGGTACCGTCACTGGCATCACCGAACAGGTCGATGGTGGCGAAGCTGAGTACCTGAACGCGCCGGTCGCCACCATCGTCGGCCCCGATGGCAAGACGTACCCGCGGTTTCACACCACGGCGACCTTTGATACAGCGTCCGATCCCACCCCGCCCTCCGGCACTTCCAGAGGGCTCACGGGCAACATCTCCTTGGTGGTCGTGGGTCGCGTACCGAGCACGTTCCCTGGTGGGGGGAGAACATTCATGAACAAAGGAACGTTGACAGCGCGCGACGTGGACGTGAGCATCCGAGCAGCCACCGTGGGGATCACCTGGTATAGCACGTCCAACGGCACGAAAGTCAATCGCTCAAGTTCCCATTCGTTCGCGACAGGTGACTGGTTCTTCGTCGCGTTTGATTCGGACGGGTTCGCGTACCTGCACGACGGGACACAGCTCACGACCTCCGGACCAGCGACGATCAACGTTTCGGGCAGCTACCGAACAACGACGGGAGCCGTGAACCTCGGCATGTACGGCCCGACCAACCAAGTAGTCAGCCAGGAATGGAACGACGGGTGGGGGCACCTCATGTTCTTCGATGGCGACCTCAGTGTGGCGCAAGTCCAAGCAGTCGGCCAGTACTTCACCGATCGCGGATGGACATTCTGATCGGGCGCGTGAGGTAGCATTCCCCCATGCCCACGACCGTTGCCGCCGCCACCACCACATTGCGCGAACGTCTCGATGAGGCCGTCGCGGCGCAGTGGACAGACGTGTCGCTGCGTCGGTGGCTGAACGAAGGCATCCGTGACATCGCCCGCCGCACCCGGCATTACTGGGACGTGGACACGATCGATACCGCCGCGAACGATGGCGAGTACACCGTGGACGATGACGTGCTCCACATCAAGCACGTGTATTTCAACCCCGATGGCGACACCGGCAGACAGATCCCGCTGGAGCCACGCGCATTTGAAGCAATGAATCAGGTGTGGTGGGATCGACAAGATCAGGCCGCAGGTTGGCCGACGTTCTTCACCACGTACGGGTACGCACCGACTCTTACCATCAAGCTGTACCCGGTGCCATCGTCAGCAGGAACGCTCACCCTGCACGTCATCCGCCTCCCCGCGGAACTCGACGTGACCAGCGGAACGGGCAACATCGACATCCCGACCGGATGGCTGGAGATGGCCTACGACTACGCGGAGTACATGGCGTTGCGCAAGGACCGCGATTCCCGCTGGCAGGAAGCATTCCAGATGTACGAGGCGAAGGTCCAAGGCATCATCGACATGGGTGAGTACATCAACGCACCCGGCGAGTTCGTACCGACCGGCTCAGGGGTTCTTCCGAGCTGGCTGACTGATTGGGGCTGATCATGCCACTCGGAACACCAGGGGAGACCAACCTCAACGGCGGGAATCTGCGCTCACCGTCCACGCCCGCACCACGACGTAGCGGCCCGCGACGACCCGTACCCGGCGCGCCCGCAGGTGGAGCGTTCGGTCCTGGCGCGCAGCAGCAGACGGCGACCGGGGCTGGCGGCCCGATCGCACCGAACAGGATTGCAGAGCGCGGCTCGCCGTACTCGGGCTTCGCGCCGACACCGGAGTATTCCAGTCAGGGCGCGTGGTCGGGATGGGGTGAGGCTGGACCCACCTCGGGCAACGCTGCCAACCGTGCCGGTCAGGGAGTCCATCGCGACGTCACTGGGCTGTTCGGCAACAACTTCACCGTGCAGGACTACTACACCTTGCAGTACGGCGAGGGGGCAGTGGAGCAGGCAATGCGGTCCGGCCTCGACCCCGCTGTGTACTTCAACATGAAGGCACCGGGCCAGGAGGCAGCGTCGGCGTGGGGTACGAACCTGCCCAACGCTGGCAAGATCATCGGCCAGCAGGAGAACGCGTTCGACTTCCGCCTTCAGGGGCAGCAGAACCGCGACGATCTGATCAGCAGTCAGAGCGCGTACCAGAACAACATGCGCGACCAGTACCTTCAGCAGTACGGCACGAACATGGCGATGACGTACGAGCTGGACGCGCTCGCACGCGAGCAGATGCGTCAGGGGTACCGCACCGACAAGGGCATCCTTGAACAGCAGAAGTTCCGTGCCACGGAACTTGCAAAGGCAGACAATTCGGCAGGCTTGCTCCACAACTCCAACATGCGTGGCGTGCTCGACACTGAGCGCGGGTTGGTGGGCGACGAGTTCTCCAACCGTCAGAACAATCTGAACAATCAGACAGTCAACCTCAACGACACGCAGCGTCTTTCGTTCGATCAGTACGGCGTGAATGACGCGTTCCAGGCGGGCCGCGCACAAGACCTCATGGCGCAGTACGGCTTCAACGCACGCGGGTTCGCCAATGAGCAGGAAGGTCTGTTCGCTGACCGGGCCACGCAGATGCGGGCCAACGCGTCGAACGCCGCGGCGTCGGGCGCGTTCTCCAGTGCCGGGTTCGGAGACAACAACCAGGACATCCTCGGCCAGTATTCGCGTGGCATGGACGCCAACACCCTTTCGCTCGATCAGCGTAACCAGGCGCTCGATGAGCAGAACCGGGCGATCGGCAACAACCGGGAGAACCTGTCGTTCGGGCAGCAGAACGCACAGATCGGGTTCCGGCAGGAAGGTCAGAACATCGACTTCCAGCAGGACCAGAACCGGCTGAACACCGAGGGCCGCTACAACCAGCTCACCGGGCAATATTCCTCCAACGATCTGCAACGCTCGCAACTCATGTCCGCAAGGAAAGGCATCGACTCCCTCGCGAAGGAGTACGGGCTGCGCGGCCAGGATCTCAGGAACCAGCTCGACAACGCACTCACCGGCATGGACATCGACGTCAACCAGGCCACCATCCGGCTCGGTGAAATGCTCAACAGTCAGAACGCACAAGAAAGCGCGGCAGCAATGCAGTTCATGCAGCAAGTCGCCTCGATGCAGTGACGCTGCGCGATGCAGTGATCAACCCGCCACCACACAGGGAGTAGTATCAGAACATGGTCACTCAGCGCAGCTCAGACCGCAAGCTCGTGGACGCGTTCCTCGGCGCGGGCGACAACGAAGGCAGCAACTTCCTCAACGCGCTCGATGACCGGATCGGTGACCGGCGACAGCAGCGACGCGCCGTGCAACAGACCAACCGTGCGATCGGTGGCGGAGCGTTCCAGGGCAACTCTCCGTTCCGCAACACGCCTCAGGTCAGTCCGACAGGCTCCGGTGGACGCGTCATCCTCCAGCAGGGCATGGGTCCGGTTCGGCCCGTCAATGGCGCACGGATGGCACTGCCGTCAGCGTCGCGTGGCCTGCCTGCCGTGCCCGGTGCAAACAGCGTCGTGCCCGCAGGTATGCCCACAGGTATGCCCGCACCTCGCGGCCTCGGGCCAAGCGTGCCGACCCCCGGCGCACCGACCACCAACATTCCCGGCACCGGCTCTCCGATCCCCGCAGGGCCAGGTGCTTCCAGTGCGGCGCGTGCAGCAGGCGGCGGCGCGATGGGTGGATCACCGGCAGGCGTGCGGGCGGCTGGCGCACAGGCCGGTCAGCTTCTCCAGTCCAACACCCCTGGCACCACGGCGCGGGCGACCGGGATGATCAAGGGCATGGCGAGCCAGATCACGGCGCAGTCGTTGATGAAGGGTGGCTCCATCGCGACGGGTGGCCTCATGGTGTCACAGTTCCTCGACGGCATGGACATCGGCGGCGAACAGTCGTTCCTCGACAGGACGCTCTCGGGTGGCGTGCTCGGTGCTTCGCTCGGTGGTGGCGCAGCGGTCGCGCTCGGGCTCGGCACTGGTCCCGCAGGTTGGGCGGCGCTCGGTGGTGCACTCATGTTCGCCGGGGCGAAGAACCTGTGGGGCGACCCGTCGTACGACGAGGTGAAGGGCACGCTCGACACCACACGTGCCACGGTGAGCGAACTCGGTGAGATGTACGGGCTGTCCGACGAGGCGATGGACGACATCTTGTTTCAGTTCGACGCGGGCTCTGCCATGTACACGGCGGAGAAGGACGGCACCGGGCTCAAAGAGTACCTGGCCGGTGTCGGCACGCAGCTCCCGGCACTCATGCTTCAGGCACGCGAGACCGACAAGACGCGCACCGCCGAGCAGGACCGCTACGACACGATGATGCAGACCCAAGCGCAGTTCGCACCGATGTTCGAACAGCAGATGGACCGCGCATCGCAAGCATCGCAGACCGCCTACCAGACGGCCAACGCGTCAGCCACCTATCTCGATCAGCGTCAGCCTCAGCTTGCCGCTCTGTTCCGCCAGACCGCAGCGCAATCGCAGGCGTCGGCAGCGAACCTTCAGGCAGCGTACGCCGCGCAGGTCGCGCAGCAGCCGGTCATCACCGGCACGATCGACCAGTTGGATCGCCAGTTGGCCGAGCAGGAAATGATGCAGCAGCAGCTTGCAGGGATGGGTCAGTTCCCCTGACCCGCGCGTCGCGGCGCGGTAGCATCGCTCCATGACCGACCTCGGACTTTCCACCCCACCGCAGGGGATCGATTCGGCACCGACGTTCTCACAGCGTGTTCCCACGGTGGACATCGGGTCGTTCCTGAATCCTCTCGGCAACGCCCTGCCTGGTTCGCCTGCACGGGGGGTCTCGCCAGAACGCACGCCGATCCAGCCGAACGCACCTCGCGCACAGTCGGCCCTGTCGAACAAGTATTCGGGGTACTTCCGCGAGTTCGCAGGCCAGTACGACGAGCGCGTGCTGAACGCGATGGTGAGCTACGACACCGACCGGGTGCGTCGCGGCCAGAACCCCCTGTCTGAAGAGGCCACGCGTCGGGCGCTTCAGACTGCACAAACAGGGGTACCAGTTACACAGGAGGCCACCCCCTCACCGTTCAACCTGTTCGGAAACGCGATCAGGAACATCGGAGATATTGTCAAGTCCATTCCCCGCATCCCATCCGCGCTTGTCAATGAAGTCAAAGACTTACCTAACATAGGAGAGTACATTGGAGAAGGATCAAACCCGATCAGTGGTCTGGCATCAGCACCCGGCATTCGCATGTTGCCTGGCGCTTATCTCGTTGAGAATCTGGCAGAGGGAGACATCGCGGAACTCGCGTCAAATCCGGTCTTCACCGCGCTCGACGTCCTCCCGATCGGCGGGCAACTGGCGAAGGGATCGAAGGTTGCGCGAGCAGCGAGCGAGGGTGCGGAGGCGATCGCGCGTGGTGAGTCGTCCGCGATACGAGTAGCTTCGGCACCGGCAGGCAGCGGGCGCGAAGCTCGCCTCCTCAACCGGATGGAGAGTCGTCCCCTCGCGGCGGCGATCAACAACACGCTCGACGCTGACGGCCAGATCGTGCGCACGCGTCCCGGCGAGATGGTTGACGCCATCACGAGATCTCGTATGGTCAGGCCGCTGGAGAAGTGGTTCTCTCAGACGCAGCGCGACGTGATGTACGAGGCCAACTCCGCGCAGCAGCGCGTCCACAACATCGTGACCGGCGTGCAGCAGGCAGGCGATGCTACGACCGAGGCGGGCCAGCTCGACCGGATCGCACGCGACGCAGCGAAGCTCCGCAACGACATCATCGAACTCGACCCGACGATCGACACGCGCATCCCCGAGATCACCGAGAAGATGACGTCGGGTCGGTGGGATGAACTGACCGGCGTCGACGCACAGGCAGCGCAGATGTACAAGGAAGTGATGGACCGCACCACCGAGTGGTCCGTGGCGAACAACTACCACGTCATGTTCGACGGCGAGGTGTACGACATGGACGCGGGGCTCCGGCTGAAGAAGGCGCAGGAACGCATGGAGCGCACCCGTCGATGGAACGGATTGCGCAATCAACTGATAGCGGGAACTGCTGATCCCACTGCCGCGTTCCAACTGCTCAAGGACACGTACTCTCGCGAGAGTCGTGGCACCGCGATCATCGGGAGAGGCGAGGATCAGATCGCGGCGCGCAACCGGCAGCGTCTCACCGAGATCAACGACAACGCTGTGTCGGGTGCTGAACGTCGCGATGCCCGTCGTCTCGCGGTGCAGTCTCTTGAGGCGTCGGGATACGACCTGTCGTACCTGAAGCAACCGACGAAGAACGGCAAGGGGACCAAGCTGCGCACAGGACCTGAGTTCCTGGAGCGTGTGGATGACGTACTGGCAGGGCGTGTTACCCTGGAGAAGACCGCGCGCCTCACCAGCGACGAGATCATGCAGGTTATTCAAGCAAACCGTGCCGCGTACAAGGGGAAGTACCTGTCGGTACTGGAGTCGGGCATCCGCAACGGGGAGTGGAAGGGTGTGACCGAGGCTCTCGACTCGCTGAAGAAGCAGAAGGGTGTCCCCGCGCTGGCCGACGACACGTTCATCGACTCCGTTCGTGCGATCCGCAACACGGCGCGTGAGGTGCAGCGGACGCAGAAGTATTCCGACGACATGGTGGCGCGGCTCACCAAGAAGATGGAAGAGCAGGTGGCGAAGTCTCCCTCGGCGCGCTTCCTGCCCGAGATCGATCGCCGCACACGGTCCACAGTCACTGAACAACTTGTGGGTAACCTCGATCAGAACCAAGTGCTGATACCGGCAGACGACGCGTTGACTGCCGCGCAGGTGGTGCAGCTTGCCGACCGCGGTATGTGGACGCAGATTCCTGGCTGGTCGAAAGACATGCACCGCAAGATCCAACGTGAGACGGTTGCCACCTGGCAGCACTTGAAGGATCAGGGTTTCGATCCGATGTTCATTCACACGGTGCCGTCGAACCGGCTGTCGCGGATCTTGCATCCTGGTGAGTCGATCGTGCCGAACAAGCCGTCGTCCACGAAGGCGCGCCAGTGGGATCTGGCACCGGGCTTTCAGGACTTCACGATCGCAGCAGCCGACCAGATGATCGAGTTCTTGCGCCGTCGCGAGACCGAGGTGGCGGTGAAGCACATCACCGACATGGTGGGCGAGGCGGAGTCGTCGTTGCGCCCGCAGTACATGGGGGTCGCTGAGTTCCGCCACGCTCGTGCCCCGGTGAAGTCGGTGGAGCAACACCTTCAGGACGTGATCAACGAGAACTGGACGAAGTTCGATCCGCAATCGATGGGCTACAACTGGGGCTCTCCGTACCTGAACCAGCTCTCGACGGACGGGATGATGGTTCCGAAGAACGTGGCTGGCAACCTTCAGGATCTCGCGTCCCCGAAGCAGATCGCTGGCGGGTTGTTCGATCCGGCGACGAAGATGTTCCGCATCGCGGTGGTGGGGCTGAGCGTGAGGACGCAGATTTACAACATCGTGGGTGGCATGGTGAGCAACGAGCTGCGCAATCCTGGCTCGACGCTGCGCCAGATGGACAAGGTGCGCGACTACGTGCAGGCGACGCGCACGGGTGACTGGTCGAAGATCCCGCAGGAGCTTCAGGAGATGATCGGTTCGCAGAAGGCCACGATCATGGAGCTGGACGACATCGGCAAGGGCAAGGCGCGAGCGAAGGCCACTGAGATGGTCGCGCATTACCTGAAGGGCAAGAAGTACGCAGAGTTCCACAACGCTGAGCAAGCAATCAAAACACCTGGAGCGCCAAGCAAGATGAGCCGCGCTGGTGACGGGTTCGAACGCGCCGCGCAGAAGCTCTACGATTGGAACGGGTTCTTCGATGATTCGTACCGTGTCATCTCCTATTGGGATGAGTACGAGCAGGCGATCAAGAAGGGCGCGACACCTGACCGGGCGGCAGCGAAGGCGATCGGTGAGACGCGCAAGGTGTTGCAGGACTGGATGGGTATGACGCCGATGGAGCGGTCGGTGATGAAGTCGCTGGTCCCGTTCTATGGGTTCATGTCGCACGCGATGCGCTTCGTCATGCAGTACCCACTCGATCACCCGCTGCGTGCGGAGTTCATGTCGAAGCTGGCGCAGGCGGAGATGGAGGACATGAACGGGATGCCGAAGCGGTTCCTGAGTTCTCTGTTCTTCGGGTCGCAGGACGAGTCGGGGAAGCAGAACGCGTTCAATCTGGCTCCGATGAACCCGTTCGGTGATGTCGCGAACATGATGACCATTTCTGGTTTCTTGGGTGCGACGAACCCGGTGATCACGACGGCGTTCCAGATGGCGGGGGTCGATCAGGGTGAGGCCGAGCTGTACCCGACGTTGCGCTACAACCCTGAGACGGGGCGGCTGGCAGCGAAGTCGCGCAACCCGCTGATGGCGATGCTTGACAACACCATCCCGCAGAGCGGCCTGGTCACCGCGATGTTGGGCATTAACGCCACATTCAACGAGGCGCTACAACGTGACCCTGCCGCGGCGAACCGCTTTTTGCTGAGCAGTATGACGTTGCCGATCTTGTGGCGCGAGTATTCGGTTCCGCAGGAGCAGTTCAAGGCGGAGGTCGCGAGGTACGGGAGCCAGGAGACCGTGAAGGCTGACGCGCTGAAGTCGGGCGATTGGTCCGAGGCGTTGCGCTACCCGAACCTGGCGGAGTATCTCGCAGCGTTGGATCAGATCCCACCTGAGCAGATGTCGGCGTTCCAGCAGGCCACTCAGAACCCGCGTGCTGTAGCTGAGGGCGCGTTGGCTGGGCGTCCGATGAACCTGCCGACCAGCATCAATCTCGATGACACCGTGTACGAGATCCTTCGCCAGCAGATCGGCCAGGTCGAGGGCGCGAGTAGCTTGCCGTTGCTCACTGCCGGTTCGAATGCTGCTGGTTCGGGGGTGCGGGGGGCGCAGCCACCTGCCGTGTCGCTTGCGAACACGTCGGCGGGGAACATCTAGTCGCGTGGCTGGTGGCCCAGAGTCGCGTGGCTGGTGGCCTAGAGTGTGGCTGGTCGGGGTGTTCTTGGGTACGGCCGAGAGTGCCCCGGCAACCTGTTCCCCCACTTGGCGCGCTATCTGTTACCGTTACTAATAGAAGGGTTATGATGTTGGATGTCTGATACTACTGCAATGTTGTTGGCTGCTGTGATCGGTGTAGCTGGCGGTGGTGCGGGGTCGGCGTTCATCATCCACTTCATGCGCCGTCGTGTCACGGACGCCGAAGCAGATCATCTGCTTGCGCAGGCTGCTGACATACTGGTCGGCAGACAACAAGATCAACTTGATCGCGGGGACGTGGAACGGGTGCGAATGGAAACCGAGATCGATCAACTGCGCACCGAGGTGCAGCAGCTCCGTGAGGACATCACCGACGAACGCTTGAGGTGCGACGAACAGCTCGCCATGTTGCGCTCGGAGATCGTGAAGCTGGCATTGGAGATCCATCCCCATCGGGTTATCGCGGTCGGTACGTCAGACCCTCACACCCACACGCGCCGGGCCACAGATACCCAACCACAAAGGAGAACAGATGACTAATCCATTCCTTCGCATCCCGCAGCAGACCAGGCTGTGGTCGTACGGTGTCGGCACCACGGGCGTTGCGCTCGCCGGTATCTACGGGATCGTGGACGAGAACCAGGCAGCAGGCTGGGTCGCGTTGCTCGGTGCGCTGTTCAACGGGGCGATGGCCGTATCGAACACCGCCGCGCAACTCAAGGTCACCGCCGAGCCCGAGCTGCCTGACGACTGGGCATAGAGCGTTGCGCTGGACATAGCACTCCGCGTTCTGTACGATCAGTAACACATGTAGCCCCTCGGCTCTGTGTGTGTGTAGAGAGAGCCCCGACTGGTCCGGTCGGGGCTCTCTCGCGTCACCTCTCTTCGGTTGCGCTCATGACACCACCTCGACCGGGTAGGCGACTTGTCCCGGCTCGCACGGGCCGATCTGGTCGGTGACGTCGTTATCGCAGTTCGAGTTCCGCCACAACCGACCATCGATCCCGATTGTCAGTTCTTCACCAGGCAGAATCTCGTCGAACACACCAACGATCGGGACGGGTTTGCCGAGCTTCATGACACCGTGAACCTTGTAGTTGGTACTGATCTCGCTGACCTTGCGGAGACTGATGATCTCGATGGTGGGCGGATAGCCGAGGCCGTTGCAGGCGGGGCAGGGTGGTGAGTTTCGACCGTAGACCTGGGCGTTTCCCCCGCCGTCGCATGTCTCGCAGTCGATCGGGCCGACAAGCCAGGTGATCGACGGCGGGCTGAAGTCGTAGGCAGGGTGGTACGAATCGGGGTGGTGCTGCGGGAACATCTGCTCTGCTATGTCGGCTGGGACGACGTGACGTTGCGTCATGACGAGGCCTTCCGGTGGTCTGGCACGAACTCGCCGTGTGCGCCCTGGATCGGGCGGTGGGTCGCCTCCTTGCAGAATCGGCAAGCGCACGCTTCGGGTCGCCATCGGGCTGTGCCCCGCTTCTTGCAGTGTCCATCGGTGTGCGGCACGCCGTACCAGCCTTCGCATGACGAGCAGAAGTGGAGGTCGGCGGTGGTGCGGTTGTCGTCTGACCTGTTTCGGTAGACGTGAACCAAGACAGGAGAATTGCTTGTCTCTGGTGTTGGGGTGGTCATGACGATTGCAAATGGGTGATGGGATACATGAAGAACTCCTAGGTGTAGGTGAAGGTTGGATCGAGGCGTGGCCGAGCCACTCAGTCGTGACTCGACCCAATACTTCTCCAAGCTCACGGCGTCACTCCCGCATCCCACTCATCGACACGACGTCGAAGCATCGGCATCAGCTCGTCGTACTCGGCGGCGAACTCGGGGGCACGCTCCTTGACTTCGGCGGCGATGTCGTTGATGGTGGCGGCAGGCTCCCACCAGCAGCCGACGGAAACGTGATGGCCTGTATCGGATCGGACGAGTGTGAGTATCTGGTTTTCTGATCCGATCGGCCCGACCGTCAAGACATCACGGGTGTCCCGAATGACGCCGCCGTGGATGTAGCCGCCACGAATGACGCCTCCACGAATGGCGCCGCCGTGGATGTAGCCGCCACGAATGACGCCGCCGTGGATGTAGCCTCCGTGGATGGCGCCGCCGTGGATGACGCCTCCGTAGATGTAGCCGCCGTAGATGTCGCCTCCGTAGATGTAGCCGCCGTAGATGTCGCCGCCACGGACGACGCCACCGTAGAGGTTGCCTCCGTAGATGTAGCCGCCGTAGATGTAGCCACCGAACACTCGGGCAGTCGGCCCGACATAAACCTTGTCTAACACGGTGGCGGTGTCAGCGACCCAGCCACCGCCATTCGGATGTTGGTGAGCTGGCACGCCGAGCGGGTTGGACGCGCGGTTCACGACGCCACCTCCCTCATGGCGCAGTCGATGCACACGTCAACAGGGTCGCCGTTGACGTCGGTGCTGAGCATTGCGACGGGGAAGCTGTAGAAGCAGAGGCAGCACATGACCGTCCCGTCAGGGCATTGAGCTTCGTTGTGCCGCTGGAAGCAACAGAGACGAACAGGCGGAGTGGGTGGTCCCGAGACGAGTGAAGCTCCGTTCTCTGGTGTCGGTGGTTCGTTCATAGGTCTTCCACTCCGATCCCGCTTCCTGTTCCGGCACTCATCTCTTCAACTTCCGCGTCACCGAGCCATCGGAGCCTGAGCACGTTGGGGTCGAGCATGGTGGGTTCCAGTGTGAAGTGGCTGATCTCTCTGCACAGTTCGCACTTGCGTAGCTGCACACCGGGCTCCACGATCTTGACGCGGATCAATTGTCCACAGCACGGGGTTTCCTTGCGGCCTTTCATGACGCGGTACTCACCCATTTCCATCACCCTTCCGCACACCCTTCCGTACACCCTTCCGTGCACCCTTCCGTGCACCCTTCTCATCACTCTTCCGTTCACCCGCGCCGCCCTTGAACAGTGACATGTTGGCGTAGTCCACGGCTACATTGTTGTTCCCCATTGCTTTCCCCCACGGTTTCTGAAACAGGTACACCTGTTCGTGGTCCACTCTCGCGTTGCCGTTCTCACCTTGCCGGTTGCCGGACACCGCGACGTCGGTCACGTCGACCAGCTCGAACCCGATCGACGTCATCGTCGCTCGGTGCCACGCACTGACCGGCTGCTTCACACCCTGGCGGATGTGGTCCTTCACGTTGAGCAGCAGGAACCCGCCGTCCTCTAGCAGATCCCACGCCTCGTCCCACAGCTTGCGGTGGAAGCGGCGGTACTCGTCACCCCACTGCATCCCCGCACTCGACCCGTCACTCAGGTAGCGCCCGAGCTTGTGCTTGTAGGTGTTGCGCACCGAGTCTTCCTTCGCGTCGTGGTGGTCGGCCATGCGGTTGCCGTACGTGGGTGACACGGCGATCAGGTCGAACGATTCGAAGTACCTGTCGCACCACGTGAAGAAGTTGGCGCATACCACGCGGTCCTCTTTCGACAATCTTGGGTGCGCCTCTGCGACATCTGCCCATTCGCTTTCGATCTCGACGCACATGATGTGCAGCACCCGAGGGTCGGGGAAGTCGTTCTCGATGGCGTGCAGGTCGAACACGCCGCCGACGCCACCCATCGGGTCGAGCACGTACCAGTGCTTCTTGTCGGGTTGCGACGCGGCGAGGCGCGTGAGGTACTGCTGCATGGTGTGCATGATGGGGCGAGAGAACTTTGCCGGGTGCTTGGTCTCACCACTCGCGTCCGCGCTCACGACAGCTCCCTGTTCTGTACCCAGCTTATTGTTTTGATCGCGAAGTTGCGTTGCTTCTGGTCCATCTGGTGCCACAGTTCCAGCACCTCGGCTTCAGCTTCCGCCGCTCGCCCTCTGGCCTTGAGGTACTGGATCACGAGCGACGTGCTCTTGCCGCTATCGGCCACGCTGACGGTGCCTTCGGGTGTGGCCGGTCTGCCCTTGCTCATCGCGCTCACCGCGCTCACCGCGCTTGTTTCGTTTGCTTCGCTTGCTGCTTGCTGTTCCATAGTTGTCTCCTTGTATCTCTGAGTTTCTGTTCTTGTTCGCGTCTCTTGACCAGTTTGTACTGAGCAAGGCGCTTGCGTAGTTGTTTCCATATGTGTGCCTGATCGCGCCACCTCAATGACGCCGCTTCATACTCGACTAGGAGGTCGGCTATCTCGATGGCGTACTCTTGAGAGTCTCGCTTCGTAACGATCGGTGCCATGTGTAGCCAGCCTGCCGTTCAGCCTGCGCCCATCGTCAGGATCAGGTAGTCGGTGACCCTGCGGAAGAACTCTCGACAGTTAGCGCAGAGATCATCCGGCGCGCAATGGTCGGTCCGATCCCCTCCACCTCCCGTAGCTGCTTCTCGGTCACATCCCACGACATCGGTACTCCGCCGAAGTGTCGGACGATCGCTCGGGCTTTCTCCGAGCCGAGGCCATCGATCCCCTGAAGAAAGTGCACTGCCCAGTCTTCGTTCGTGATCGAACCCCACGGTGAGGTCGGGCCAGGACGCCGGACCAGGCTCCCATGCCGTGCTTTCATCGACCACTGAGCGAAGCTCCTCACCCACCTCGCGGTGTCTACTGTTGTCTCTGTCCATACTGTGTGTATCCCTTTCTCCATGAGTGACATGATCATGCCATCTAGTTGTGTGCGTGTGATGTTGGATGACCACTTGTTGATCATCAGTATTCCGTCTGTTGTGTATCGCAGCTTGCCTTCTAATACTACGACGGGGATGGGGAGTGGCTGCATCATGGCGACTTCTCGTGCGAGCCTGCCGTCCTGGATCGAGGCGATGAAGTCCTTCACCTCTTTGCGTTGCACTCCCCACCATTCGCCGCGTGCCCGCCAGAAGACGTCGCACCCGTAGCGTTCGGGCAGCATCGACACCTCACCTTCGTGCTCGGTGCCGACGCCCACGAGACCGGCGATATGCGGGTCGCGTTCGGTGGGGGCGACGACGAAGATCGGTTGCTGCACTTTCCTCCCCTCCTTCGCCGTCGCCTTCTTGCCTGCTACTTTGCGCGCTGCGTTCCTGCGCCGGGTGGTCACTTGCGTGGGCATCCCCATGCGTCAACACCATCGGGCCGCGGTCCGACGATGACGCCGCTGGCTCGCATCCACGAGTTGTTCGGCATGATCTGGACGTCCACTTTGTCGCCGTTGAGGAACTTGTGGACTTCCATCGTGCCGGGGTCTTTCACCCACGTCTTCGTGCCGTTGGAGAACTGCTGATAGATGGCGTCGTGGGTGGCGTGCTTGAGGTATCCGAGTGACATGGTGTCTCCTGTTCGTGGGGTAGTTGATGGTGTACTTGCTACGGGTGGGCGGATGGGTTGGTCGGATGGTTCGGGTTGCGGTGCTTGCTTCAGCGACAGGTTGATCTCCATGACGCGTCGCCGGATGAAGGGCAGGTCGTTGTACAGCCAGTCGCCGGGGCAGTCACTTGCCCCTGGGTGGGCGGGGTTGTCTCGGTGTCCGAGGATCTTCGTGTCGGGTGCCGACCAGCCTTGTTCTTGCATCCACGCGATGCCCCACGCCAGCCCTTCCAGCTCGCGAGTGGTGGGTTTTTCGGACAGCTTGTGGCCGGGGTGGAAGTACCCCATGAGGCAGATCGCTTCGCCTTGCTCGTTGCGGTCCTTGGTTGCCGCTGATCGGTGGCCTTCTCGACACCCGGCGATGGTGACTTCTCTGGTCGCCACGTTGTAGTGGACCACGACGTCGTACGCGATGGTCGAGTAGCCGCGTCCGTGGCTGAACCTCTCCAGTTCTCTGAGTGCCATGACGGGGAACGTTCCCATCCTGCCGCCCGCGGTGTGGTGGACGTAGGTCTCAGGGTCGCTCAGTTTCTCGGAGAAGGGTTGTCGCACCCAGTTGATCCCCCATTCTGTTGCCCGCATGAACTTGATGTAGTGCGGTGCTCTGCTTTCGACGCTCATGTTGTAGCTCCTTGGTGTGTGTTGTTACGTGGCTTGGGATAGGGGGTACGGGGGGCGGAGCCACCTGTCATTTGCGCATCTTGAGTTCCCATCCGCCCACCTCCACGAGGTAGTCGATGGCGAACTCGTCCATTGGTTGCCTCTCTTGCAGCTCGCGACCGCGGTCCTTGGCTGTGGTGTAGCGCCATTGGTCGATCTTCGGGTGGTCGAGGAAGATGTTGGTCGCGCTGGCATGGGGGAGTGTTTTCTGGCCTTTGGGTTTGTAGCCGATGAATCCGTAGAGTGCCTTGTCGTCCACGTCTGCTTGTCTTCCGAGTTCGGTGGCTTCGCAGACGATGATGCTGTGGCCTCGCCACTTGTGCAGGTTGCGGTAGAACTTCTGCTGGTACTGCTTGTTGATAGCGGGCCATTGCATTGCTTCCGCTAGCGCCGCTGAGTATTCTTTGCTGTCCTTGGTGTCGCGTCTGAGCTGCGCCATGTAGTCAGCGATGTCGGTACCTTGCACGGTGTCGAGCCACCACGCTTGCACGATCTCCCACGTGACGGTCGCCGGGTCGATGGTGAGCCATGAGTTCTCGGGGTCGGCGTCGTTCACGATGTCTGCGAACTGGTCTGTGAACGCTTCCCACTCAGCGTCCACCTCGTGGATGATGACGTTGCCCTGGTCCATCACGTCCTGGTATTCCGTCGCGAGCAGCCGTTCGTAGGTCATCGAGTAGTCCATGTCGATGACGTGGAACGTGTCGTCTGGCCGGTACCTGGCGATGTTCAGCGTGATGGTGGACTTGCCGGTGCCTGCCCCGCCGTACGCAAGAATCCTTTCCTTGAATCGGTGCGGTGATTCGATGTACTTAGTGACCATGTTACTTGTCCTTCTTGTTGGTTGTGCTCTTGTTCTTGTCGTCGTTCTTCTTCACGGTGACCTTCGTGTATCCACCTGCCGCGACTGAGTACCCCTTGCGTGCCACGTCTTGCACCTTCAGGGTGTACTCGTTGTCGCCCACCTTGACCATGCTGGTGTCGCCGGGTTCCAGGCCGCTGCCTTCGAACCATCCCTCGACGCCCTCCTTCGCTGCCTTGATCTGCTTCGCCAGAGCTGCCGACTCTGCGTCGAGCGGCTTCTTCGTGGCCTCCAGCTCGGTGATCAGCGTCAGCAGCGGAGCGATCACGTCGTCGGCGGGACGTTCCTTGGGCTCGGGTGAGTCGTCGTCGTGCAGGTAGTAGAACGGGCACGGGTACTGAGCAGTCGAACAGCTCACGTCCATCACGTGCTTGCCTGAGTTGATCAGCCCCTCCAGTTTCGCGATGCGCTTCTTGATGGCGAGCAACGGGAGCACTGGGTCGGGGTAGGCGAACGATTGGATCTCCAGAATCTCTTCCTTGTCGGGGTCGTACAGCCCACCGACGAAGAACGCGGAGCCATCGGTGACGCCCATCGCTTTCGTTGCGTGCTGGTACACGGCCAACTGCATCGGGTAGTACGGCATCACCTCCACGCCCGAACGGATGAACTTGCTCCACGTGCTCGGGCGGAACTTCTTCGCTTCCCACAGTGAGCCCTTCGCGATGCCGTCGATGTGGCCGCGGATCACCACGCCGTCCATCACCTTGATCTCGACAGCGAGCTGATCGTCTGTCACCCCCTCGCCCTCGCCGTATTCGTCCACCCACGTGCCGCGGATCACGTCTTCCATCGCGGTGCCTTCGTCCAGCACCTCCTGAAACCATTGCGGGTGCGCCATTGGTTCGTACGCTTGATCGAGAGCGGCGAAGATCCTGTCGCACATAGACAGGCCGCTGGCGCGATACACCACCAGCTCCTCTCCATCATCGGTCGTCTCGACGTACCTGGTTGGTCGGTTGTCACTCATTGTTGCTCCTCATTGTTGGTGTGTGTGCTTGCGTTTGTTATCTGGTCACTCATCGCCCCACCCCTCGGGCAGGGTGTCTGGCACCTCTGCGTCACGTGGTCCATGGCTGCCTTTCTCAGCGAGCGCGACGTGCATGATGGCTTGGAGTAGGGGGAGCGCGGCGTCGACAGGCCAGAGCAGGTGGTGCTCGCTGCCATCGACGGTAAACGCTCGCACTTCCATCATCACCACCCGGTCGCCGTCTTCGAAGTCAAACCTCGCGGTGGATGTGTGTGCGCTGACGACTACCTGATTGCGGATGTCGTCATCGTCTACGGTTTCATCGTAGTCCATGTGTACCTCTCTTGTTGTGTGTGTTGCTTGCGCTTAGTGTTCGTCTTCATGCTATGTCCAGTCGGAATCGTAACACACCGACCGGGCGAAGGAAAGCCCCCACCTCTCACCGTGAGAGATGGGGGCTCGGACCCCCGCCCCACTGCGCCCCGTTGCGCCCCACTGCGCCCCGTTGCGTAGCGTCAGGCTTCGACTTCGATGACTCGACCCCACAGCTCGGACTTGTCACCGTCACGCGTCACCGTCTTGAACTGGTAGGTGGCGTCGTGCCCCTTGCGTTCCAGCATCCGTGCCTGAGTGCGAGCCCCGTTGATGTTGCCGAACGTGCCGAGGCGAATGAACTGCAATTCCTCTTCCTCGTCGCGTGGCACCTTGCCTGCCACTGTTGCCTCGTACAGCTTGTCGAGCAGCACCACCCACTTCGATCGACGCGGTGCAGGCTTCAGCTCCTCGCCCGACATGGCTTCGTTGAAGTCCAGGTCATCGGCCACTGCCTGCGGCTTCGTCTTCGCGGGTGCTGCCTTCTTCGCGGGTGCTGCCTTCTTCGCGGGTGCTGCTTTCTTCGCCGTGGACGTCTTCGCCGTGGACGTCTTCGCTGGTGCCTTCTCCGCTGCTGCCTCCTCCGCGGTCTCCTTCTCCGCGGTCTCCTCTGTCGGTGCTTCGGCTTCCGCTTCTGCTGCTGCCTTCCTGGTGGCCGCTGCCCGTGTCCGTGATGTCTTTGCTGCTGACGCCTTCGTGGTCGACGCCTTCGTTGTGGTTGCCATTGCTTTACTCTCCTGTGTGTTGTGTTGAGAACGCCGAAGGGGGAAGTCGATCGGCTCGGTTGAGCGTAATCGACTTCCCCCAGGTTGTCAAGTCAGACTGTCCTTCTAACTTGTCGTGTTACTTGCTTGCCTACATTCCTTGTCACTCGCTCGGAAACAACTCAGGCTCCAGCCTGTCTCCGTTGAGGTCCAAGAATGGTGGATGGATGGATGGCTTCACCGTGATCTTGTCGATGGAGTAGTGAGTGCAGTTGATTTGCTGCGCATACAACTCTGCATCCCCGTACTCTTTGAATGGTCCGTGCACCTTGCGTCCTCGCGCCTTCAGGTGCGGCTTCGCAATCGCTGCGGGATCAGAGTACGTGATCACGTTGAATGCTGGCACCCATCGTTGGGGTTCAGCATCGTCAGCCATCGGTCACTCCTGGCTCTGCGCCCACACCGAACCGGGCTTGGATGACATCGCCACCTGTTGCGCGACATCAGAGTCGGCCACCCCGTCGACGTCCATAGCTGCCTCCATGAAGGACTCGTGATCCTCGGACTCCAGAGCCAACGCTTGCAGCTCTTCCAGCATGGCTTCATCTTCCTCGCGCAGTGACTCGACCAGTGCGAGCTGCTTTTTCTCGACGGCGCTCGGACCCTTCGCCTTCGTTGCTGCTGCTTTCTTCGCCGGAGCTTTCTTCGCTGCCGCCTTCTTGCGGGCGGGCTTCACCTCCTCCACCTCCTCCTCTTCTTCCTCTTCTTCCTCACCCTCGTATCCGAGGTAGTCGATCGGGACGATGGCGGTCTTCACCGTCTCGTTGCTGTCTGCCTGCGACGGGTTGCGTGTCGAATATTCCACGGTCCCGAGCAAGAACCGCTTGCCCAGGAACATGTTCACGTCGGTCGGCAACACGCCGTCCTCGCGCACCTCGTCCAGGAACCCGTCCAACGCGAACGCCGCGCCGAGGAACCTGCCGTAGTTGCTGTTCTTGTTGAAGTTGAGATCCCTCCCGCTCACGTGAGCTGCACCGGCACCGCGGTCGACGGGCTCCCACCCCTTGCCGCATGAGTACAATTGTTCCTGAGGTTCACCCTCACCCTCGTCGGGTTGGAAGGTGATCGCTGCAACGCACGCGTCGGCGGAGTACGAGGCGTCGAACCGGAACTCCATGTTGGTGATCACTGCTTCCACGTCGGCCAACGGGAGTCCGCTGCCCAATGCATATGGATCGTATGCCATGATGTTTCACTTGCTTTCTGTGTTGGTGTAGCTGCGTGGCATTGTTGCCGCGCTCTCATTGTTGAGACCTTGTGTGTGCCAGGGTTGTCGCGCCTAGCGACGGATGAATTTGCGCACGTCGGACCTGGTGTCGACGGACTCGCGCCACCATTCAGGGAACAGCTTCTGCCACCTCGACCAGAGTCCACGGAACGACGAATCGAAGATGTACGTGACCGCCCAATCCTCGTCGTGCCTGACTGCTCGGCCTGTCATCTGCACGATGTCGCGGATGGTCTTCACCGAGTACCACATCTGCCCGCCATCGGTGTGCAACCTGGCTGCGATCTGCTTGTCTCCGAGTGCAGGGAACGGGCACTTCGCCACGATCTGCACCCGGCACATGTCGTCGGGTAGGTCGATGCCTCTCGACATGCTCGGTGCGAGCATCATCGCGCCCTCGGTCTTCTTGTACTGCGCCAGTGCGAACTCGCGGCCCCGCCCCTCGGTGTAGGTGATGACCTTCCTGCCTCTCAGCCCGCCGAACTCAACGTACTGGCTCAGCTCTTGCTCAAGATCGCGGGCTAGCTTGTAGCTCACGGTGTGCACGATCATGCGTTCACCAGGATGCTCTTCACTAGCGACCTTGATTGCCCACCCAAGATCCTTGACTGCTTTGTCCATGCTCTTGTACGTAACGTCGGCCACTGGGGCAAGCACGACAGGCCGGTTCTCGACGGGGAACGTCATCGGCACCCGTACCGTGGCGTACTCACCCTTCACGCCGAGCGAGTCGGCCATCTCGTCAGCGGAGATGATCGTCGCGGACATCACCAGCCATCGCTGGCCGTGACGCCACAGGTTGCGCACCCCGTGCTGGTGCACCTTGACCGGCTTCATCACGAGCCCGATCGAATCGTCCTTGGACCACGGGTAGTCCCTCAGCCATGTGCCCTTGTCGTCGTCGTCGTCGCCGCGCTCCATGTCGGCAGTCACTTCCCCGCGGATCGTCGTCGCGTCAGCGATCGCATACCGCACCGAGTTGTACTGCTGCACGTCGGACTTGCGATCGATTGTGGTCAGCTCGGCGGCGAGCTTCGCTGCGAACTCATCGAGCCACGCCACGATCGTTTTCTTATGGCACCCCTTCTTCGGGAACTCCATGCCAACCTGGTCGACCAGCGTCTTGGATGCCTGGTACTCGACGTACCCCATCAAGATCGACTCCAGGGTGTCGCCTTCGTCAGCGATCACGAGATCCCGACCACGAAACGCACCCGGTCCGTTCGCTTCGTGCAGCAGGTAGCTCGTGTTGGTGACGGCGAGATCCGCACTCAGCGCCGTCATCTTCGCTTGCTCGTACGGGCACGACACCCTCCCACTGGGGCAGTACAGGCACGGGTCGTCCTGCGCTGCGCTCGTGCACATCGACGCGTCGGCGTGCTGCTGCGGGAGTCCGACTTCGTAGTTGCTGCGCCCCTTCAGCACGGCACCGTGCTTGAAGTCACGAGCGAACTGATCTTGCAACGACTTGTCCGAGCACACGTAGAGCGCTCGGGCTCGTAGCTCTCGTGCGATCTGGTGTCCGATCAGTGTCTTGCCGCTGCCGGTCGGCGCGTCCATGAACACGACGTCGACACCGCTTTCGAACAGCGCGACTGCTTCGTTGATCGCGTCCACCTGATGTGGACGCAGTTGCTTGAACCCTGGTGGTAGTTCTGCTGGCATGTTCTCTCCTCGGTACCGGTGTGTGTGGTTGCTACTTGTATTACTTACGTGATGAGACGACTCAGTTGCCTAGTCGTGTCCGTTGGTCCGTTGCTTCTGCTTCTCTTGCTTCTCCAGTTGACGCATGAACTCCTGTCGCTGGCGCATCTCTTTGACTTGCGCTGCGCTCAGAGCATCGTTCAGCTCTTGCCAGAGACGATGATACTTCTGCCGTACCCCGTTGGGCAGGCCAGGATCTTCACTGAGAATCGCCACCCTGTCAACCTCCTCGTTGACCTCGATCCAGTCCTGATCCTCGATCATCGCATCGACGTGCTCTCGCACACGCTTGTAGTCGGTGTTCTGCTCCTCACGAATCCGCTGTCGCATCTCGGTGCGCATCCGGTTCGTCTCTGCCTCGATCAGTTGCAACGCCAGCGGGTCGGGCTCAATCATCTCCGTCGCCCACTGATGCGCGGTATGGAACAGCGCGTTGCGGATGAAGTCCTGACGTGACCGGAGCTGGTCGCTATCAGCTACCAGGATCTCGATGACGTGCTGCAATCGCGGCGGGAGCTTCACGTTCACCTGTTCGTAGTGCCCCTTCGTGTCCGATGCGTCGAGATACACCCGGTCTGGATCGTACGCCTTGCCTGACGTGAGCTGATAGGCGAGAGATTGCGGGTTCGAACTGGATGTACTGGTTGACGATCCAGTTGAAGATCCAGTTGACGACTGACCTGAGGTTGTATTACTGTTTGCCATTGCGTTTCCTTACTGTTGATCCAGTGGATGACGTGAGTGTTGAAGTACCTATCGGAGTACCTATCGGAGTACCTATCGAGAGCCCCATCGTTCCCAGCGGTGGGGCTCTCGACTGTAGCCACGTCGTCACTCTCGGTCAAGGAACCCCACCCTTCTACGTCTGCTCCACTCCAGCTCAACGCACATCTTTGTTCTTCTATTTGCTTCTCGGTATCTCTCACTGCTAAGGTACAAGTACCTTGGCAGTGAGAGATACCGAGCCCTTAGGTACAAGATATCAAGATATGGCTTATTTCCAGAAATAGCCTAATCACGATATCCTTACGTTGCGATTGTGTGACGGTGTGTGCGTCATCCCTTGACAAACCAGGCTCTCACCCCTCATACTCCCAGAGGGATCTCAGCTTCCCGGTGCATGGTCGAGCAGGTTCTCTCCTTGGTCCCTCGCTCCCATCGCATCGCCCCTCCCCTCAATTGCTACGAGGGAAGGGGCAACGCTCACTCACACACTGAGCGAATGATGGAGATTGTTACGCGCTACCGGCGACGGCGCAGCATCCAACGCCACACGGCGTCAGCGATGAGCACCCCGCCAATGACGATGATGATGAGATCGATGAGCCCGGTGTCTACAGGCTCACTCACCACGCTCACCAGACTCATCGCGCTCACCACGCCCATCGCGCTCACTTCGCCGGGCCGTAGTGCTCGGGGAACATCTCGCGCCGGAACTCACCGAGCGTTACCACTCCGAGGTCGTTGCTGTCGCGTCGGATCTCCCAGTCCAGCCGTGTGCACTCTCGACACGGGCAGAGCCACAACGGAACCTCTTCGTCGCCGTCGTTGCCGGGATTGGCGATGCATTGGAGCGACGTGCTTGGGTGCATCGCTGACGTGTGGTGACCCGAGGTTGCCGCGCTTCTCTGGCCGTGTGGATCATTCATCTTCGATCACCTTTCGTGTGAGCTTCGGCAACGCGGGAACGACGCAGCACATGACCACGCCGAGGATGAACACGATCGCTTGGCCTTCCATCACCGATCACCTTTGATGACGCGGGCCGTGGCGTACTCGCCGGGTGCTGCCACACCGGACAGCACGATCCGTTCGCACCCTGCGGTGAACACGGCGTTGTAGTACCGGCGAGTGTTGCGCTCGTCTCGCCACCTCCTGGCAAACGGGTGTGGCTCACCTCGCCAGATGACACGGGCGATGGGCTCGCCAGTCCAGGTTGTCAGCTCACTCCCATCCGTGTTCATGTACAGACCGCCGACTCGTGGATCTCGACCAGGCACCGAGGCATTCATCACGTCGTCGCGGGTCTCGACGGCGCAGCATGGGTAGCACATGGTCCACACTTCGCCGTCGTCCACCTGGTATCCGTAGCCAGTGCCGAGTCCGTCCGAGGTTGTCGGGGCATGGCCGCAGTCACAGATGCCTGTGTCGGTGATGTTCTGTCGTGCCACGTCCATCTTGTAGTCGATGGTGTCGCGATGTGACTTCACTGTTTCGCTCTCCGTTTCGCTCATCCGAACACGTCCGTTCCCAGCGCGGCTTCGATGATGTCCGTCTCATGCTTCTCCCACATGCTTTCCGGCATGGTGAGTTGCATACTTCCGCCGAGCTTGACGGTGACGTTGCTGCCCATTGACGTGACCAGAACCTTGTTAGAACGCGGGACGTAGTACATCGCCACGGTGAATTCGCCAACTTCGGTGATCAACAGACCACGCTTGACGTGTGAGAATGATGTCTCACCTTGCTTGAGTGTCCTACGCATTGTGTTGCTCCTTCTATGTGTGTGTGAATGTGTGTGTTTCTTGTTGCCCAATAAGGCAGTTGAGCCCACCACGTGTTGCTACGCGGTGGGCTCTCAGCCCCATCGAACGGTCAGACCAGAGCGCTCAACGTGTCGGGCACCTTGATGTCGAGCCCGCCGATGATCGTGAAGAACTCACGATCGAACTTCGCCGTAGCGTTGCTCAACGCCGAGGTCATGGTCCGCTCCACGCCGTTGTCAGAGTTGCTGCGCATGTGGTTGTGCCACGTGTTCGCTGCCTGGAACGCACCGAGCAACGTTCCGTTCCACGGTGTCACACGCTCGTCGGACGTCCACAGTCGCCGCAAGTCGGCTTGCGTGTTCTCTGCAATCGTGATGGCCCGCTGATTCGTGACCACGGTCTTGCCGCCCTTGATGTTGGTTTCCATCTGCGGGACAGGCTTGATGCCGTTCACGATCGCTCGGAACTGTGCGTCGGTCACGTCGACATCGGCCAGCGACTCGATGAAACCCTGCATGTCCTCTGCCTGCTTGTAGATGATGCCGAGAGCGTCACGAGCGTTTGCCAGCTTGCCGAGGGAGTTCGACGAGTGACGCACCTTGTAGATCCCGGTATCAGTCATCGAAAGCGCCAGATCGAGTGTGTTGTCGCACACTGGAATCTGCGTGGTGGCCTTGTACGTGGTGGCCTTCGTGCCGTCGATGCTGGTCGCCGCCATGAGTTGCGGGCGAATGTCCATCCCGGCGATCTCGATGCTTTCCGGCATCTCGACGCACACATAGGCCACGCCACCTTGACGGAGCAACCCTGCTGTCGAGATACCGGTCTCGCCATCCACGAGCTTGGAGAGGTTGTCGACCAACCACTCTTTGTACGAATGCACCTTGTAGCTCTCGATGCCGACCGTCTGGAACTCATGCTCGGTGTGAGGATGCATGATGCCCTTGAAGCGCTCGCTCGGCACCCAACGGAACGGGCCGATGCCGTCGACGGCATCGCATGTGGTTTCATCGATGCCGTCACGCCGCTTGTGCATGATTTCGGTCTCGACCGGCTCCCAGTTGAACAGGACGCGCTCCACTTCGCTGACCGGGATGGGTCCGACGTAGCCGTTCTGGAACCCGTCAGTTTCCCACCACGTTTTGTTCTTGCCAGCGGCCCCATCCCACTGGATGCCCCATCCCATGTGCTTGTACTTTTCGCGGTTCTCGATGTTGCCGATCATGCTGTTCGTGTTCAGCCATTCGATTGTTTCTGCACTCATTGCATTGCTCCTTGTGTATAGACCGTGTGGTCTGTTGTATGTGAATGTTGTTCTATGGTGACTGCCATCGTCAGCGACCAGGAATCACCCTGATCGGACGCCTTGCGGCGTTTCGGCGTGTGTGTTTCTACAATACTTCTTGACCTTCCAGGGTTTCGATGCGTGGCCCGCCACCCTTTCGATCTCGTGAGTAGCGATACCCGTAGTCGGTGAGCGTTCCGTGACCGTGCAGGTATGTCGTGGACATGAGTTGGTTCATGCCTTGCCGGTCTCGTGATCCACCACGTACTCGTCGTAGGACACCAGGTCGAACCCGGCATCCTCAGCGGCTTTCTCGATACGTGGGTGCTTGTACAGGAGGTTGCTCATGTCGTGGGACATGACGATGATCGGCTTGTCGTTGAGTGCCGACATACGTGAGTCGTTGCCGAACTCGCTTGCGTAATCAGAACACGTGGTCTCTGCGATGCTCTGGATGATCCGGTCGATGTTCATGGTTGGCTCCCTGCCCTAAGTGTGTGTGTGATTGCAAACCTTGTCTCGATGTCGGGATGACTGTCGAGTCGTCTCGCTGGACAGGAATCATCTTGCAGCAATCCCATCAGGATGTCAAGGGGAAATCTGCTATCTACGTACGTATGTACTGCACGCAACGTAGATACATAGCACCTGCATCTACATGGCATGGCACGTATAAACCTGGCGACGCGACCGCCACGCGCGCGCCACCTCTGCGCGAGCGCGCGAATAGGTGGTTGCCCAGGGTTGTCGCGTCACCCAGCCGCGGATTGGATACGCGCGGGCGCGGGCCACCCACCACCCGCGCGGAGCTGCTGCTGGCGCGGGTCGACTCTCGACTGGTGCGGGTCGACTCTCGACCGCTCTCGCGCTCTCTACGTGGCGCGCTCTCTACGTGTCGCGGGCTCTATGGTCTCGACTCTCGCCGTTCTCGACTGGCGCGCTCTCGACTGCCTAGAGCGCTCTCACGCTCTCGACTGGCATGAGAGCACCCTAGAGCGCTCTCCATCGCTTAGAACGCGCTCTAGGGTGCTCTCATGGCATCGCGGTGTTCATCGCGGGACCATCATCGCGGCCTACCCTCGCGGGTCGACTCGTGATCGATGCTCAGGCATACAACGGACCCGCGGTGGTCTCCCACCGCGGGTCCGGTCTAGGTCTGAACGCGAGAGTGCCCCGCGATCACTCGCGGGGCACTCTCACCTACTGCGCAGTGTGGATTACTTCATGGCGTCGACCATCGCCGCCATGACTTCGGCTGCGCTGAATCCCGCTGCTTTCATCGCCGCGGCCATCGCGGTGAGATCCGGCGCGGTCTCGCTTGCCACGGTCTCGACTGGCACGGTCTCGACTGGCGCGGTCTCGCTTGCCACGGTCTCGACTGCATCGACGGTCGTCGCGTTGCCATGTCGTGCCGCTCTCGTCGTCGCCGTGTCGGAGTCGAGCGACAGGCATGAGCTACACACTTCGAGCCCTGCCAGAGCGTGAATCGTGAGGTTGTTACGCTTGCGATTGCATGCCTGGCAGTGTGTTCGCTCCACGCTCTCGACTGGCGCGGTCTCGACTGCATCGACGGTCTCGACTGCCGCGACTGTCGCGGGCTTCACTGTCGCGGGCTTCGTGGGCTTGACTTTGGCAACCTTCGCCGCTCGCTTCACTTTCCTCGCGGCCATCTTCGCTGCCGTCGCCCTGCCAGCATCGCTCTGCCAGTAGAGCGCATCGGCGGGACTTGCTTGCACGAGCTTGTTCGCGATGATCAGGTCGACGTCAGCGTTTCGCTTGTCATCGTGACGCAACGTGTAGAGCATCGACCCATCGTCGTGAACACCTTCGAAGGTATCGAGCATGCCGAACGTGACGCCACCGTGACGATTCAACGCGGCGACCGGATCACCGGATTCGCCATCGACGGACTTTACGTAGAACGTCGCTGACTTGCCGCGTCCCTTCACTGTCCATCGCACGATGTCGTGAGTCTTCGGGATCTTCACTGCCGGACTAGGTGTGATTTGCATTGCATTCTCCATGTATGTGAGTTGATCACCGGGATTGGTGACCGATAACAGTCTATCAGCGAATCGATGGCTTCCCTTCGCGGGCCTTATTACTGCACGCGCCCCTGTCTTATTACGCGAGCGCGGTAGTTGTGCAGTCTGCCATCCCGACTTGGCCGCGGGCGCGCCGGGGTATGGG